GAGTCAATCATTGAGTTGTACTCTGACATATTAGATGAACAGATAAGCAACATGCAGGGCATGTCCCCTGATGAAAAGAAAAACCTGATGGCTGTCTTGCGCAAGACGTTTGAAGCTGAGTCACGGATTAAACCTTTCTTCCCGTTGGTACGCCGTGGTGATTTCTTCTTAGCTATTGGCTCCGGCGATACACGTCAGTTCTATTTGTTTGAGACTCGCGCAGAGCGTAATGAAGCCGCTAAACAAATGGCGGCAGAGCGCGGAAAATCTTTAGCTGAACTAATAGCCGACAAAGAGTTTGTGCAAGGTAACGACTTGAAAGAGTTACGCGCCGCATCACAGGATGCCAGCACAATGCTCAAGGAAGTCTTTGCGGCAATTGATGCCAAAGACATGGGCTCGCCCGAAGCTAAAGAAGGTTTAAAGGATGCGGTTTACCAAATCTATCTGACCACAATGCCTGAGCAATCATTCCGCAGGCAGTTTACGCATCGTAAGGGTCGGGCTGGTTTTAGTACAGACTTGCAGCGCAACATTGCTACTACTGCTTCTAAGCAATCCATTCAGTTAGCGCGTTTGAAGTACGCACCGCAACTTCGCCTTGCATTATCAGAGGCGCGTGACTCTATTGGTGAACGTGAAGAGTTATCTCCGTTTGTGCAAGAAGCTGAGAAGCGTGTCAACATGGCGCTGTCTGGCGCTCATGGCTCACTAAGTGAATCTGTTGCTGGTGTAGCAAACAAGGCGTCTTACTTCTGGTACTTGTCTTCTGCTGCGTCGGCGTTGATTCAGCCTTCTAGCGTATTCATTTCTGGCCTGCCCGTACTTGCTGGCAACTATAACAACGCCACAGGTGCGGCTACTGAGCTTGCAAAGATGACTACGTTGGTCAATCAGTACAGCATCTATCGCCCCAACCCAGACGGCACAACTTCTATTTCTGCGCCAAGCATTGCTAACAACAAGTCCCTCCCTGCTGATGAGCGTAAAGCAATTAGCGAAATGACTTCGCGTGGTGTGTCCGAGTCAACCTATGCTTCTTTGGTGTGGGGCTACAAGAGCATGTCCACCGAGCAGTTTGAAGGTGTTGTTGGAAAAGGTAAGCGTCTTGCCAACTTGATGGTCGGCGCTCTGATGCACAACACTGAGCGTTTAAGCCGTGAGGCCGTCTACCTAGCTGCGTACAGATTAGGTAAGAAGCAGGGGCTTGATTACGATGCTGCTGTTCAAAAAGCAGTTGACTCTACTAACGAAGCACTTGGTAACTACGACGTTACAAACCGTCCACGGTTTATGCAACAGGGTATCGGCAAGATTGCGTTCCAGTTTAAGACGTACCCACTGCAGATGTCTTTGCTGTTGCTAACCAACTTTAAGAACATGCTTCCTTACCTCAACAAAGAGGGCAAAAAAGAAGCAGCTACTAAGTTCTTTGGCATGATGGGCACTTCCTTCCTTCTAGCAGGTGCGGCAAACATGGCCCTAATTAAACCAATTATGGGGCTCGCTGGATGGGCTTGGAGTCAGATGAGTGAGGACGAAGATTGGCCTGAAGAACTTAAAGGTATTGATTTCTTTACTTGGTTCTTTGAAGTACTTCTACCTGAAAAACTGGGTGACGTTACGCTCGGCGGCGTACCTGTAAGCGATCTTATTAAAGAAGGCCCATTTAATGCGCTTACCGGATTGGCAATTGGTTCTCGTATTGGACTGGCTGACCTATGGGGTCGAGATAGTAAAGAGACTAAGACCTCTCGCGAAAGCGCCATTGCTTTTATGTTAGATCACTTTGGTGGCCCAACTGCAAGCCTGTTACTTGGTTTTGCCGACGCCTACGATGCCTACGCAATGGGTGACTACCAAAAGATGATGGAGCGTATGCTACCCGCCGTAGCCCGTAACCTTGTAATTGCTAACAGGTATGCAGATGAAGGTATGAAGACTGGTCGCGGTGTTGAGCTGGTCGGCAAAGACGATGTAAAGACAGGTGAGTTAATTGGTCAAGCGATTGGTTTCCGCCCTGACATTCTTGCATCAACTCAAGGCCCTGCATTTAAGTTGTCTGGTATTGACCAAAAAATTAACAACCAACGCAACTTGTTATTGAACAAACTTGACTTCCAACGCCGTAAAGATACTGACGAAGGGGATGAAAAGTTTGACGACATCATTGACAACGAAGTTGCTAAGTTCAATGATAAATACCCGTCTTACAGACTCAACAGAGACACAATTAACGAGTCGTTAAAGAAGCGAGCGGAGCAACGCGCAACCTCTCGTGCAGGTGTAAACGTTACAAAACAAAATAAACCAATTATTGAAGAGGTCACAGATACTTTGGAGAATCGTTTAGACAGACGAGCCGAAGAGATGGCGGCTAAACGTAAGGCCGAAAAAAATCCCCAGTGATTAGCCGGGGATAAAAGGAGAGTAGCAACCAACTTAAAAATCTTAGGGTTCAGTCTACTTTAAACCCGCCATACACGCAAGCCTTTGATCCCGTCTTCTATAACTACTTTCGTAACAGTAGTCATCTTTAACCGCCTACAGATTGTTGCAATCGTTCCCCGGGCGGCTTTCTCGTCAATGCAGGGTACAAAGAAAGAATAACCGCGCCGGAACTTAGACCAGTCAATCTGATACGTTACTGTCTCGATTTTCATCGGGGGTTACAAAAGCGTCCATCTGTAAGAACTCGGCGGAGGATGCGTCAAACTTCAATACACGCACTGCAGGGGATACAACCTTCATGCCTTTGGACATTCGTTTGTTCACACCCTCTAAGTAAATCTTGGCGTTACCTAACTCTTTTAAGGTAGTCTTGTAGTTGATCTGCTGTTTGACGCAGAAGTCTTTGAATTGTTTGGCCGCGATGAAGAGTTCTTTGGTATCTGGCTCGTAGCGTATGAGCAGCTCTCCACGGGGCTCAAGCATGGGCATGGACTGCAGGTTACTACGAGCATCGACTTCACCATTTACAACTAAAGCATTATTAATGTGAGCGTTAACAAACTCACCAAGGATTGTTACGGGTGTTGAATTCGGTGCTTGGATTTCAAACCGCATCTCGCCTAACATGCCTTTGAGCCAGTCGTACACGGCCTTCATGTCGTAGTTGTGCAGTTCCAACTGTGACGCAATCAAACCACCGGCGATGTTGCAAGCTGATACACCTGACCAGAAACGTTCCTTCTGATTAAACTGTACTTCCCTATCAAGCCGAGCCTGAATCTTGCGCACTAAGGCTATTGCTTCTTCCAAGTTATTAACAAGCCATTGGATGTAAATCTCACCGGCATGACCAAAGTTCTCACGAAGCTGGTGGTCAAACATCTGCTTACCCTCTTGCACATCAATGATGCCGTTGGGTTCAATCTTGTACTCAAGCAGACGCATGGACTCGCCATCGGGCGTATTCTTTGCCACACCTAACTTCTCGTAGAAGCTGGCGTTTGCCGAGCACAAAGTCATACCCTGCCAGCTAGTGTTGTTAACACGCAACGTATTGGTTTGCCCGTTCATTTTATTTTTGCCTCGGCCTTGGCTGATGCTGTACGCCAAGTCAGAGAACTCCATGCCACTAAGGTTGGTGATCTCGTCAATGGTGTTGGGCAAATTGTTCATCACGCCAAGCTGGTGCATCTTTGCGTTGAATGTATCTTTGTACATGGAGGTCAACCCCTTGGGTTCACCATACACACTGTTGCACATAAACAATGCTGTCGACTTACCTGAACCAGACTCAGGGTGAATCACGTTAATGATTGCGCCTTCAAGACCTGTAAATTTCAACAGTGGTGAGCCGAATGCCGTGAGTGCGGCAAACGCATGGGGTTCAAGCCCGGGCTTAGCGTACATGTTGAACGCTTCTTTCCACTTCTCCATAGAGCCTTTGGCGATTAGCTTTCCGGCAATATCTTTCGTAACGCTTGACGGGGGGCTGTAAAACACGCCGTCTTTTGTAATCTCCCGATCGCCAAGGATGAACTTGCTGTTCCCCTCGACCCAACCAAACTGAGTTCTCATGGTCTCTGCCTTTTTAATGTATTGCAAATTTTTTATAAAGAAAACAACATACCTTGCAAGCAATTCGTACTGTGACTTATGGGCTACAACTCCGTTGTGTGCCAACTGTTTGCGCAACTCATCGGGTGAAGAGATACCCATCGTAGGGATGCTGAACTCTCGAACACCGTCATGCGGTAAGTGCAAACGAAACAACGCTATCTCGCCAAGCTCAGGGTCACGCATGCGCTTGACCACATACAAGTCGTGCTCGTAAACAAGTTTGGGCTCGGCTTCGTCATCTTCGCTTTCGGGGCGGATGTAAACACCACCCTTCTTGCCACGGAAGAACGGAAATGGGTACTCTGGTATGTGCTGTATCTCAACCTCACCGTCTTCATCTTCGACGGCGTATTCGTTATCTTCTGCGTCGGCTTCTTCAATCTCAACACCGAGCATGATGGGCGATTTAATTTTGCCTCTATGGATGCAACCCTCACAACCTTGCGGATTAAGTTTTGCAAATGTTGAGCAGTGATGTGGGCCACCTTTCTTGCGCAGATTGTTAACCTTGTTGTCAACTTCTGCGGGATCGTAGCCCTCATGTTCGCTCGACAGTTTATGTGCGGCCTTGTCTCCGTCTACGCAGAAAGCTGCAATAGAAAGAGCGGAGCGCCACAGTGGTTCTTCAATGCTGTTTTGATTAGCAAAACAGTGGTTAAGTTGGGCGCACCCATTCTCAGCCTTGAGCATGATGGTCTTGAACCGCTTGACCTTGTTACCCATGAGTGCTTCCATCATCGGGCTCATTGAGCGCGGAATGAAATCGGGTACGTCGTCTTTTGGCTCAGGCGCACCAAGCAAGTCTTTCAACTCTTGATACGTCATGCGAGGCGTCAGTTCATTAAGTACTGTTACCTCTTTAGGCTCTTTCTGCTTGAAGTTGAATGTGCCGGGGATACGCAGGATGCGTGAAGCCTCAAATACTGAGGAGTCCACAATCAACCCTTGCTCAACGCACAACTCACGAAGCCGATTGGCTAGTGGCTCCCACTCTCGGCGAGACACTGTTTCTTCTAGTAGCCAGTACGCATGTATGCCGTAGCCAGAGCTAACTAGTATTGGCTTTGGTAAGCCGACCGCAACGCAGAACTTCTTGAACTCATCGAGTCCAGTTTGCTGATCGAGATAGCCCTTGATAATGCCTTTTTCGTCGGGTACACCTTTTGTGGGGCCACAGTCAATGTCCATCCACAGAGCACGGAAGTATTTGGCATTCTCATGAGTGCGGTTATTTAACGAGCCATACTTGGCGCATCCAAAGAATACGTCAATCTTCCGTTTAACAAATCGCTGCGCTAACTCTTCAACCTCTTCCTTAGTATCTACAAATTTTTGGTCAGGGTACTTACCAATCCCCATCACACAGTAGCGCCCTTCCGGTGGCAGTACCGTATCAAGTAGATCGAAAGATGACATGTTTTACTTTATTTGAATGGTGGCTTTTGTTTGGGTGATGTAGTCGCTAATGGCTTCATCGTAGCTATGGTAGGGGACAGAATCCCCCTTAAACCAATTGTAGATAGTCATCCGAGTTACCCCGAAGAACCCTGCAACTTCGCTAACGCTGACGTTTGCGCGGATACAAACACGTCCCAAAGCCACACCCAAAGACTTAATGCTTGCTTGTTTATTTGCGTACACCAAGCTTTGGCTGTAACCATAGGGCATGTTTATTCCTCTTCGCTCCAAGCCTTCACCACAGAGTCAAGGTCTTTCTTGACAGTGGGCTTAGGGTCGGCTTTCTTTTCACGTTTAGTTGGCTCCTCAATCGGAGATTCAACTTTAGGCGCGGCGGCCTTGGGAACTGATGCTTCTAACTTAGCTTGCTTGCCCGCCATGTCAGCTTGGTATGGTGTCATAACAACCATCTTTAGCACGTCAGGCTTCTTAGCTACTTCGCTAGTCACAGCGTATTGCGCTTTGTTAATGTAACCAGTCGGCGTGAACAGCACAGACTGGTTGTCATTCTCTTCGTTGAAGCTGATCTGCGTAACAACGTAGTCCAAGCTCTTGCCGTTGTTGGACAAGTACTTAGAGTAGTTTTCAAAGGTGTGGGTGTTGTCACCGGAACCTTCGCCGAACAATGACTTGGATGCCAAGTTCATTTGATAGACTTCGCCTTCAAGTGAAGTACCGAAATCTTCTTTCAACACCATAGCAATACGGCGTGAGTAACGGCAAGACTTAGAGTTGCCCATGCCTGAACCCTTGATGTTCTGTTGGCAAGTATCGCAACGCTCAGATTGTGGGTTCTCAGCACCCGCATCCGGTGTACGTCCGTCGTTAGAGAAGCAATCGGGCGCAGTCGGCTCGGCATCAGGACTCCATGCTTTTGCGTAGAAGATACGACCCACGGCAGGGGATGCGTTAACGATGATAACGTCTAGACTACCCTTGACCTTGCCCATCTCTTCGCCACCGACTGTCTTACGGAAGATTCCGTTTTTGGGCACGATGCGCTTGACGCCAGTCTTACCGGCGAGTTGTTTTGTAAGTGCGCTAACACCTGCTGATTGCAGGAAGTCGGGCAAGTCTTCATTGATGATTGTGAGATTACTCATTTCATTTTTCCTTTGAACGTCTAACTACCACGGAATAAGAATTCTCCACATTGAGACCAAGTGGAAGAACTGTGGGATTCTCAGAGAGGAAGTCCTTCATGTTTGTTTGATGAAGTCTCTTCTCTAACAGGCCAAATGCACCATGCTCCTCTATGAAGTCGTACATTGAATCCCAATCGTTCGTCCAGTACCGTGACTTTACCGAGCGAATGA